CGTCAGTTTTAAACCAAGCGGCTAAAGCTGAATAAGGGTGTTCATCAAATGGAACATTCATTAACTTTCTATCGTTAGAACCCCATGAAAAAGTTCTTTGATCAGAAGATAATTTTAATAACCCCATTTCAGTTGCTCTAATACCAAAGTTTCTAAGAACTACATTTTCATCATTTACTAGTTCTAAAAGCAACTTTGGATTTCTTCTAGCAAATACTAGTAAATCTCTTTTAAGTTCTTTAGAACTCATTTTTGAAACTTTAGAACCTATTTCAACTCTCATGATAGCTTCCGCTGTATCAATATCCATTTCTCTAGCAACCAATATAGCGTCTGCTTCCATTTCTAAAACTTCAATCTCGTCTGCAGCTACAGCTTCTGGTTTGTGTTCGTAAAAAATATTTCCATTGTGAGGATGGTATAAAGACAAAAGTTTTTGCAAAACTGTTTTTTGTCTTTCAACAAATAAAACACCGTTTCTAAAAACAACATGTTCTAATCTTTGATCTCCTTGCATTTCATCTACAAAAGAAGTTTTTTGATTTTGACAATATTTAAGTTCTCTTTCGTAACCTTTTTCTTCGTCAAAATAATATACACCGTTTGTTTTTAACATGTATGAAAGCGGTTTGTTGTTTGATTTTAAATAGTATATCCTATCTTTTATTTCCCAACTAGGTTTTTTAGGTTCAACTTTTTTAGGTTTTGGTGTTGCAACAACTGGTGTTTCAACAACAGGTACTTCTACCTCCTTTTTTGTTTCTTTTTTCTTTGCCATAATATAATATAATATAAATTAATAAAATAAAAGGCCGAGGCCGAAGCCCCGGTCTTTAATATAGTAAATGCTTATTTCATTAACATGAAATTGTTAGCACCTTGAGTAACTAAACATCTTTCTGATAAGAAATGTATTTGCATTGCATCTAAAGCAGATGTAGCAGCTCCAACAGAACCAGTAACCCAAGTTTTCATTCTTCTGTCATCAGTTTGAGAAGCTCTATATCTAACATGTAAGAAAGGACGCTTCATACTAGCACCAACAGTTTGATCATAAACTGAAGAAGTACCAGCAGGAATAACAACCCCTCTAATAGCATTAGCACCAGCAGCATCATTAATACCACCTCTTGTAGCTTTGTCATTTAAGTATCTCATATCTGATTTATAGAAATCATAAGAACCTCTACGGAATCCAGAGAAACCTAGGTTTAACGCCATGTCTTCAGAGTTGTCAAATACTCCGTAAGAAGTACCACCAGCTCCGTAAGAATTCATAGAAGCCAACATGTCATCAATAGCCAAAGCAGTCGCTCTGTTTACAAAAAGCATGTTTTCTTCAATAGAACCTTGTTTGTCAAACTCAGCTAAGATAGCATCAAATTCAGCTAAATCAGTAGCAGCATTAACACCAGTAACACCAGTAGTAACATTACCTCTTGATTCTATAGCTGCAAATAAACCTTGCGTACCAGTTGAATCACCAGCTGTTCCTAAGAAATTGTCAACAGCATCAGTACCGTGAACACCAAGCTCACCTTCTAACATTGCCATTTCAATATAATCAGTAAAACGAGCTCTTGTATCAGCTTCAGCTTTTAAGTACCATAAGTAACCAGAACCACCAGCTTCAGTAGATATTTCTACCCAACCAATTCTAGAAGCGTCAGAACCTGAAACTTCGTAGTAATCCTTCATTATAATTGGCTTGTTACTATATGATTTAAAGCTTGGTTCATTAGCACCTCTACTGTCAGCTTCAGCTGCAGCAGCGCTAAGGTATTTTTTACCTTTTGCAAATTCTGAACCGTAAACCATAATAACACAATCAGTTTTTGCATCTGTAATAGCAGAACAATCAGCCACACCGTAAGGTGCAAGTTCCACAACGTTACCATCAACTTCAGTAACTAAAGCTTTGATAACAGCTTCTGGGTTAGCAATGATAACTGTATCGTTAACTCTAACACCATGTGTTCCTGTAGCATAAGTAGCGTTAGTGTCAATATGATCAGTAATAGTAACCTTACCACCATTAAGAGATCCGTTGATGTTACCATTATTATCAGTCATAGTGCACGTGTATGAAAGATGTAATCTTCCTTGTTCTGACCAAACAACTTGATCAGCCGTCATAGCTTCTTCAGCACCAACTTGTGCTAAGAAACCAGAAATTGTGCGAGGTCCAAAAACCTCAGCTTCTTTTTCCATTAAATCTGGAACGTATTGTTGAGCCCAACCTTCATTTGCGGTTGCAGCTAAGTCTAGATAGTTTGATGATAGTGTTTGCTGTATTGAAGACGGCACACTATTTAACAAACTTCCTCCTGTAATTGCCATAATTTTTAAATTTTAAATTGTTATTTATTGTTTTTAATTTTAAACTTAAAATCAGAAGAATTATCACCTAATACTTTTACTTTCATACCACCTGCTTCAATTTTTCCATGACTTTGTCTTGGATTCATATCAACGTTTTTGGCTTTAGCAATACTATTTTTCATAGCATCAGCTTTTCCTTGTTCGTAAAAGTGTTTCGCAACAGCGTCTGCATTCATTGCCGTGTATAGAGATTTATGATAACCCTTAGCGTCTTTTAAAGCAGAATTTTTATCCAAAAACTTTTTAGTAAAATTGCTTATGTCGCTCTGAGTATTTTTAACCTCTTCAGCGTTGTTTACGTTAAACCTGTATTTCTTGTCACCGACGTTATATTCAAAACCTTTGAACTTATCGTTGAAAACATTGTTTGTTTTCTGTGTAAAAATATCAGAGTTTGTTTTAACTGTTTTTTGAGTTGCTTCTGACTCTTTGTTGTACCTATTAAAAAAATCAATTGCCTTTTGTTGCTCACTCGTAAGCTTGCTTCCAGCTTTGATTTCGTCATAGTATTTAGACTTTTGCCCGTCTAGGTGGCTTTTAGCACTGGCAACTTGCTCTTTAAGTGCTAATTTTTTTCTACGTATATCTCTATCGTCGTCTACATCTTCGTCGTAAGAGAACGTGTCTTCCATAAGGAAGTTAATTTCTTCGTTATCTAAATGAGGCTTTGTTTGCTTATAGTATTCTCTTAATAAAGAATTGTCATCTAGTTTGCTATAATCTTGATTAAGCTTTACATAATCACTTAAATCACCTCCAGTCTCTTCCATAAAGTCCATTAACTTTTGGATATTTTCTGGTAAAGGTTTTCCAGTAGCCTCAGCTTCTGCTATAGCCTCCTCAACCTGCTCTTCAACTTCTTCTTCAGTAATTTCTTCTAATACTGGAGTTTCTTGTGTTTCAGCTTCCGGTTGTACTTCTTCTTGTTCTTGTGTGGGCTCGGCATTTTCAGAGCTTGCAACCACTCCGCTGTCGTCAGCGTTATCTTCTTTAGTTTCATTTTCTTCTGGTATTATTGGTTTGTCTAAGTTTACTTTTATAATGTTATCATCTTGTTGAGTTTCTTTAACTTTAACTTTTGTAACATTTTCTTGAGTAGTCTCTTCGACTACTTCTTTGTTTTCTTCTTCCATAATATAATATAATAATAATTAATAAATTCTAACTAGGGTCAAACGAACCTAAATCAAATCCTCCACCTAGTATATCATTACCTGCGACTCAAAGTTTTTAGGTGGTTTTCCACTATTTCTTTGCTCAATCATCTCTGATTGTTGTGTTGCTTGTATCTTTGTTCTTTCGTCTTTACGATCTTCTTTTTGTTTTTCTCTATCCTTCATCCCATCAACTTCAACCCCTTTAAGCTGCATGTTGTACTGGAATTCTAAAGCCATAAGCTCTTTTTTCAACATAGCCTCTTGTTGCATTTTTTGCGCGTCTATTTGAGCTTTCATTTGTTCTAATTGAGCTTTACCTTGTGACAAAGCTTGTTCTTTTTGAACTTCTAATTGTGCTGACGCTTGGGCGGCCTGAGTATTAGACTGTGTTTGCGCTTGTATGTTTTCCATTTGCAACCTTCTGTCTTTTTGCTCTTTCTTTTTTCTACGTATTTTTAACAATTGGTTTGCTAACTTAATATTACGTATTTCTCTAAGATCAATAGCATCTTCCAGCTCAATGCTTTTTTGTTGCAGCGCCATTTGTATGTTGTTTTCTAACCTACCTTTTTCCTCTTCATCTGGTTGTAATTCTATAAATATACCAAAGTCATACAGGTGCAACTCAGACATCTCTTCTAGTGTAGCTACATTGTGAGCGCCTATAGCTTGTATAAAAGCATCTTTAGTTGGAGAGTATTCTATAATATCAGATATTCTAAGCGATA